AACCCGCCGTACTTCCTGGATAACTTCCTCAGCTTTTACCCAAAGTTTTTCGGGCTGCCAACCGCGGTCTCAGGTTGCAGTTTCGCAGCCGGATCGCAGACCGTCTCGGTTACCGGCTCGCTAACCGGCTTAGGCACGGGGCAGTTCCTGCAGTGTGCTGGTCTGCTGCCCGGGACGGTCATCACCGGTCTGGTCGGCGGTGGGTTTACCATCAACACCAAGGCGGCGACGGCGCAGACCAACGCCACGGCCGAGGTATACCAGCAGCCTCCCGTTCCAACCGCGGTGCTGCAGCTTTACCTTAACCTGGCCTGGGCCTCTCTGCAATTTGCGCGCTGGCAAGAGCAGTGGCTTGTGGCGATGGGATGGTTCATCGCGCACTACGCCACGCTCTGGGCCCAGAGCGAAGCGACGGAAGTCCTGAGCCAGTTGATGACCACCATTCACGGCGAGGTTCCTTCCGGTGCGGTACCTGGCGTGACCTACACCCTGAGCGCTGTGCCGCCCGGTGGTTCTCTCCAGTCCCTTACTATCAACGGCACGTTCCAGGTACCTGGCGCAGCCTACACGCTGAACGGCGAGACCATCACCATGACGGCGCCCACCTCGGTCGGAGCGGTGCTTTACGCTACCTGGCCGGTGCAGACGCAGGTGTTCTCTCCCACGTCACCAACCAGCGGCGCGGCCATCGCGGCTCAGGGCTTGGCGGGCGGCATCCAAACATCGAAGAGTGTCGGTGACGTCTCAGTCGGGTACCAGGCCTTAACGTCCCTCGAGAACTGGGGCACTTGGAATCTTACTCGATACGGCCAACAGCTTGCCACCGCTGCCAAGGTGATTGGCGCGGGGCCGATGGTAATCTGGTGAGTGCTGGCTCCGGTCCTAAGATCACACTGGCGCGGAAGTCTGGCGCTCTGGCATTAGCCAAGCGCGTCGCGGGTCTTACCAAGTTGGCCGCCTACGTCGGAATCCCAGCCTCAGACGCCAGGACACGATCCACCCAACTGCTGGCTATGGCCGGCAAGTTGAAGTCTGGCAGCAAGAAGAGGGCGTGGCTCGAGAAGGCGTCGACCGAAGACGTCAATAACGCGGAACTGCTGTTCATCTTCAGCAAGGGCCGATATGCAAAACCTGGGCAGTCGCCAGCGGCAGATTTGTATTTGCACACCAAGGGCTCGCCGATGCAGAACCAAAAACCGCGCCCGGTGTTAGAGCCTGCCGTCGCCGCGAACGGCAATCGCCAGCCCATCGCCGCTGAGTTGGCCGCCAGTGTGAAGGCGTCGCTAGCTGGAGATAAAGAACTGGCTGTGAAGAAGATGAAGCGAGCTGCACTTCAAGGCCAATCGGTGAGTAGGGCGTGGTTCACCGACTCACGGAATAATTGGGCGCCGAACGCGCCTAGCACTATCAAGCGCAAGGGTAGCGATCGGCCCGGCATCGACACCGGTGCCATGCGCGCCGCGATCGTAGGCATCGTCAAGGAGGAGTAAGCGGTGGACCTGGGACACTTAGAGAAAGAGTTTGAGAAGGTTCACGATGAGTTGCCTATCCTACTTTCGCGCGTAGCGGTCACAGAGGAGTGGCAGCGCGCTCATCCTGAAACGCATCGTTTAGAAGCTGCGGCCCTCGCGTTGGCGAACGCTGCAATTGCGGCTAAACTTCACGACATGAACGAACTGCGCAAGCAGATTGACACCGAACGCGGCACCTTTATTACTCGTGAGTTTTATGATCGTGAGCATCAGCGTATACGTGAGGAGATAAGCGACCTGAGGTCTAGTCGCGACCAAGGCGCTGGGGAGCAGAGCTTCCTAGAACGGTTCTGGCCGCTGTTCGTAGCTGTTGGCATAGTTATCCTGCAACACTTTTGGAAGTAAGGAGGCCCTAGGTGATCTCAGTCCAAGAAGTCGTGCTTGACACCGACCTCACGGCGCCGGAGCCTTACCAGGTTAGGCGCACCACGGGGCAGTTCGCCTTAGGCGGGTTCCAGCCATTGCAGGTCACCACGTTCTTACTCTTCGGTCCGGTGCAGCAAGCCTCTAACAAAGAGATCAACATGCTGCAAGAGGCTGATCGCGTCGGCAGCATTCGATCTTTTTGGAGTACTGTTCCGATCTACCTCACGCGCGGCACGGCTCCGGTGCCGTCGGTACAAGGCTCTCAACCGTCAGGCGCGATACCTGGTACCGTCTACACGTTGCCACAGGCTCCGCAGGGCGGTGGCGGTGACTTCTACGTTAGCGGCTCACTACAACGGCCGGGCGTTGACTACGTGCTCTCAGGCAGTACAATCACAACTACTAACGCCACGCCAGGTGGAGCGCAGTTGTGGTTTCAGTATCCGGTGACGGTGCAGGTACAGGATGCTTACAGCGATATCATCCTCTACCCGCCAGGCGGCGATCAGTTCCGGGTACTGCAGCGTTACAGAGATGACGGTAGTGGCTATTGGAAGGCAGTCGCCACGAGGATGAACGCGGCATGAGCGCTAAGATTCACAGTTTCGGTGATGGCATATGGTGTTTTCATTGCCCAGGTTGTGGTTACTCACACCCATTTCATGTCGATGGTTCCATGCATCCAACTGGTCAAGCATGGACATGGAACGGCTCCGTGGACGCGCCTACCTTTACGCCTTCTTTGATGGTTAATGGTAGTAGTCCAGAGTATCGTTGCTACTCCTTTGTAACTGACGGTCGCATTCAGTTCCTACAAGATTGTTTCCACAATTTGAAAGGCCAGACCGTAGACTTGCCTGACTGGGAGAATTAACGTGACCACGTCTACAACGTATCCTAACGGTCAGGTCCTGCAGAGCAGTGCTCTCACCGTCGCGCAGATCAACGCCATCATGCAGCCGCTTACCTGCGGCATGTTGGGGTTGCCTTTGCCGACCGCGAACCAGCCGGCCGGTTACGCGGCGGTGCGAATCGACTGGCCCACTCAAGGGCAGCCTTTCTCTCCGCTGCCGAACCAAGACGTTTGCTTCCTCAGTTGTCTTCTCGAAGAAACGCCTTACAACAAGGTACGTAACAAGTCTCTCTCAGGAGCGGGGCCGGTGACTGAGACTTGGACCTATACCCGTGGCTGGCGCATTAGCTGGACTCTGTACGGCCCTAACAGCACGGACCGCGCTCGTCAGATCTGGTCCGCGACGTTCATGGATTACTTCAATGACGTCCTCAATCTCGCCAACCTCTTCCCGGTATCAGACCCCGTCGAGCCAATACGTGCTCCTGAGCTTATCAACGCTGAGTGGTGGGAGCGATGCGACTTCTCGCTTTCGCTTTACGAGAACGTCACGGAGACCATCGAAGACGGTCAAGCCATAAGCGTTGAGATCAAGGTATATGATGGTTCGCCCGCAGACCCGGTGGCGGACTTCACCGTAACCACGTAGTACCAAGGAGTTAGACACCATGACACTTACACCGCCTCTGGCGTTGAGCAACCTTATCGACATCAATGTAACTGTGTCGCCCGACGCTGTTGTGGCGCCCACCTTCAACCAGGGCCTCTTCGTAGGTTCGAGCGCCGTGATTCCGAGCTACGGCGTAAATCCGCGCCTTAGGCAATATCCTTCGACGACGGCCATGCTTTCTGACGGCTTCACATCTACGGAGCCGGAGTACATCGCCGCGCAAATTTATTTCTCTCAAACGCCGCAGCCGCAGTTCATCTGGATCGGCCGTCAAGACCTTACGGCTATCCAGACCGCTATTCCGCACTCCGGCAATGCTGGTACCAGCTACAAGGTTGGCGACCAGATCACGGTGGTGCAGGGTAGCGCCAACTATGGTGTGCTGACAGTATCTACCATCGGCGGCGGTGGAGCCGTTACCGGTCTGACGACCACGGTCGGGCAGCAGGGCACCGGGTACTCCGACGCTACGGGTTTGGCTACGACGGGCGGTTTCGGCACTGGACTCGAGGTTGACATCACCGCCATCGGTGAGACGCTGCTGCAAGCCTCACAGGCCTGCCGCGCCGCGTCTAACGGTTGGTATGGCCTGGCCGTTAACAACCCTGCTGATGGTGATAACCTGGCCTTGGCCGAGTGGGCAGACCCGTTGTGGCAGACCACGCGCTACTATCCGTGGTCAGGCGACACCACAATCGCGAATGGAACTTCTGGTAACGTGGCTTTGGAGCTGCAGGCCCTTAATCTTCGTGTTCTGGGCATCTACTCGACCACGCAGAGCGGCCTCTATCCCAACAACATCTACGCCGCCGCCGGTTTGATGGGCGTCGAGATGGGTCTCAACACCGGCCTGGCGGGCAGCTTCTTCACTGTGGCTTATAAGTCCATAGCTGGGATTGCGCCCGAGCCGTTAACTCAGACTCAGTACACGAACATCACCGCGGCGAAGTTCAACGTCTACGCCAGTTTCGGTCCATACCAGAACGTGCAGCCTGGTTTCTTAAGCAATGGTTCGCCGAGTTACCTATGGCTGAACCTGGCCATGCTGGTCTCATATCTGCAGCTGGCTGAGATGTCGGTACTGACTAGCAACCCCGCGGTGCCGCAGACCAACTCTGGTGAGCACCTTCTTATTCAGGCCGCTAACTCAGCTTGCGCTCAGTCCGCGGCCATCGGGTTCTTGGCCGACGGGATCTGGGAAGGTGTGACGATCAACATTCCAGGTGTGCAGCTCACCGCTGGTCAAGCCATTCCAGGCGGCTATCTGAATCAGGCTCAACCGTATAGTCAGCAATCCATTAATGATCGGGATGCCGGTAAGGCCATGCCGATCTACTGTGCGGTAACGAGCGCAGGCGCGGTTCAGAGCTTGCTTATCGGCGTAGACACGCAACTCTAAGACCAAGACACACAAAGTTCTAAGGAGATACTACGATGTCCGTTGGGCAGACTTACAGCTTTAAAGATCTGGTGGGCGTACTGGTCAACTCAGTCTTCGGTGTGAGCATCCCACTTACGGGCGGCAACATCGGTCTTGGCCAGGTGACTATCACAATGACCACCGAACGTACAACGCACGACGTCGCCGCGGACAGCACGGTGATGCCATCGTATGTCGCCGGCGACAATGGCACAGTGGACTTGGAAGTGCAACAGACTTCCACGCTGCACCATGAGCTGCTAGACCTTTACAATCTGTGTGTGTTGGCGGCTAACGCAGACGACGTGTCAGGGTGGGCCGCTACCACTATCAGCTTTCGTACAATCTTGGACGGTGCCAATCACGTCCTCACCGGCGTCAGCTTCGCCAAGATTCCGGATAAGCCGTACCAAGCCAGCGGTCAAAAGGTTCGCTGGTCTTTGATGGCGGCCAACGTGATCAACTCGTAGTAGTGTCAACCGCCCTGCAAGGAGGGTAAGATGACGGACAAGACGAAGGTCGTAGAGGTCGCCGGGCAGCGGTGGCAGTTTCGCCGCATGACCC